TTTTTTATCGTTGTTTTTCAATGACTTACAACTAGGTGATCGGGACATTTGCTTTTGTCCCGCATGTCCCGTTAGGCCAAAATAGCGGGACATTTGGTGTTTTTGAAAAAGGGCTAAATGTCCCGCTAAATGTCCCGCTCTATTCGCCAATTTTTTGCACCGTTTTATCGTCAAAAATACGAATATAGCCCATAGATTCGAGCTGCTTTAATGACCGGCTAAACGCTTTCTTTTTCGCCTCTTGTGATGATGTTGAGTTGTCGCTGTGACAATAAAAGTTCTTCCGCAACTCATCTTGCGTGATCTCCCCCTCCATACCATCGACTATATCCATCAGTGCTTGGTCTTTGCCTTTTAGCTTTGTTGTCGATCTCATAATGTCACCGAATGTCGCCGCTACTGGCACCAAGGTTCTGAGCGGTCGGTTTTTGTGATCTGTGAGGCCGTCAAGCTCCACCGATTCCATTTTAAGCGTTACATCCTTAAACGGTGCGGCATCCTTTGACTTGGTGCATGAAATCCTGACCACGCTCTCCACCGAGCCGCTGATTGAAATCTCAAAGTCCGATGCCGCCTTAAATGCCGACGATCCACGAGCACCCCTTTCCTCATCCTTGCCGGTGTGGTGCACTACCAGAATCGTGCAGCCGAATAGCTCCTTTAGCTCGTCACACCCCCTGATGAACATGGATGAGTCCTTTACTGTGTTTTCGTCCCCTGCCATTGATCGTGCCAGGGTATCGACCACAATCATTGATACCTGTTGCCCGGTAGCGTCGATCAATCCTTTGATTGCTGTCTTGATGTCCGCCCGGTCTTTATCGTTGTCCAGCAGCACCCCCGTTGGTAATACCCGCATGTTTGGCACCCGTTTGCCGTGGATCTGCTCCCATGCGCGCTTTCTGACCCTTAAACCCCTGCCACCCTCTGCTGATATATAAACAACTTGGCTTGCGCTTGTTCCCTCGAATCCCTGCCAAGGCATCCCAGCGGCGATGTGCATTGCCTTGTCGAGTGCCGCGAATGATTTGCCGGTTCCACTTGGCCCATACATGATCCCGAATGACTCACCTGGGATCACATCGTCGATTAGCCAAGGTTGCGCTGCGATCATGTTGAGCTCAACATCATCATCTGCGAGCAACATATCGAGCAGTTTTTCCCGCTTTGGTACTGCAACGATGGTTGATTCTTGTATCTCTGCCGAACCTTCGAATGTGACCGGCGCGATCCAGCCGCCATTCTCTGCGTGTCTTGCCAGGGTTGCCAGCGTGATTGGGTCGCCGCCATGCTTGCCGAATGATTGCCAGTGACGGTCTAGGTTCTCGATCCCTTTGTACTTCTCCCCTTTACTGCTCCATGCGTCCCAAAGGTCTAGCCCGGTTCCGCTTGTTGCGTGATGCAGCGCCATCCCGATCTGCACCCACTCTTCATAATCGCCGTCAGGATTGATAAAGCGCAACATGTCGGCCATCTGCTCATCCGATACGGTCATTTCCTCGCCATCAATAAATCCTTTGGAGATTGGCTCACGCTTCAACTTGGCGACTAATCCTGCCGGGGCCTGATTCATATCACATGGATTACCCTTGTCTATGTCATAGGTTAGCCCTGATGCGTGAAGCGAACCGGCCCCAACCACAAACCCGCTGGTCTTGAAGTCAATTCCCGGAAATTCTGGTAAATGCTGCATGAATGATCCGGGAGGTCTAGCAAAATAGATATGCCTGCCGCCTCCACCCGTGTTGACCACAAAATCCGATTCTTTTACAAAATCAATCCCGCTGGCCTCAACCATTTTATCAAATGATTCGTTGCCGCCGTTCCTTGGATCAATGTCGATCACTAGCTGATCATCAATGCAAACCCCAAAGCCGGTGGTGATAATGTCATATTCGATCAGGTTGTCGATCTGCTGCTCTGTCCAGCGTGGCGTTGTCTGCCAACTATTTATCTGCGGATGTTTGCCGACCGCTTGGCATCTTAGATCTCCGCACCCACACGCGCCATCCTTTATAGTATGGAGCTGGAAAACCCTGAATCCAGCTTCGAGGTAATCATAAATAGTGTCAATCGACATTCCCTAAATCCTCCAATCAATTACATCCGGCCTAAATTCAGCCTTGTTGAATATCCCCTCACTTTGGATCTCCGCCTCTGCTGCCATCGTTGCTGACATCCTGCCGCGAGCAATCCAAGCGCTAACCACCTGCGGAGATACATCAAGAAACCTGGCCGCGTTACTGGCTCCGCCGCACCATGCAATGAATTCATTTAGCGTTTTTTTCTGCTTCGATTCAATTCTACCTATTAAGCTATTTTCTCTCATGTTGCACCCATTGTTGAAATAAATGTTTAACTAAGTGTTGACATCATACATCCACGGGCGTACATTGGCAACTCGAAAAGTGAAGGAGTAAACGAAATGAGTGTTTTTGACACTATAGCAAAACCCGGTGATCGTCCGATCATTTGCACAATCAGCGGCGAAGCTGGAATTGGTAAAACAAGTCTGGCCGCAACTTTCCCAGACCCTATATTTATTAGAGCTGAGGATGGTGTTCAATCAATACCATCAGCCAGCCGTCCAGACGCATTTCCAGTTATTGAATCTGTTGATATGCTTTGGGAGCAGCTTACAGCGCTAATTGAAAAGGATCACAAATATAAAACTCTAGTTATTGACTCCGTTAGTCAATTAGAGCTTATGTTTTCGCAACACATCGTTGAATCAGATCCAAAAAAACCAAAGAGCATAAATCAAGCTATGGGCGGATATGGCGCTGGCCTGCAAGCTGTGGCCGCACTACATCAGCGAGTAAGAAAAGCGGCTGGAATATTAAACGAGCGCAAAAATATGCACATCGTTTTTATTGCCCATGCCGACACATCAACTGTTGAGCTGCCAGATCAGGACGCATATACCCGCTATGATTTACGACTTGGCAAACGATCAGTATCACCATATCTCGACAATGTAGATCTGGTTGGCTTCATCAAACTGGAAACCTACACATTCGGTGACGGTGAGAGAAAAAAGGCGACCAGCACCGGCAACCGCCTCATGGTTACCTATACTACCGCCGCGAATGTCTCGAAGAATCGCTACGGCATTACTGAGGATTTGCCCGTCGCGTTTGGTAAAAACCCACTTGTCCCATTCGTTCCAATGCTCGGAGGTGAGTCGTGAGAGTAGCGCAATTCAAATCTTTGAAATACGATTACATTACAGTGAGCGCAGAAGGATTGGATGGCGCTGATGAATATATCCGCGTAAGCGAATACATTGACGTTGATTTTGTTGAGCGTGATCCGCGTGAGACAATCGAGCAAGAGGTTGATACTATCGACAAACAAATCCAAACAGTTCAAGCTGCCGCACAAGTGAAGCTAAACGAACTTGAGCAGCGCAAAAATGACCTTTTAGCATTGGAGGATATGACATGAGAATGGACAGCGAATGGCGCAAAGCTGCAGAGCATTATCGCCATCTAAAAAATGAGGCAAATTCAATCAATCAGTTGCTTGCTGATGCAAAGGATGTTTTATTGTCCCTCGCTGGCGAAAACGATGAAGCCGGTTTTGGTGTCTCTGTTAAACATGGTACACGCCAAGGAGCAATCGATTTTAAAAAGTTTGTCTCCGAACTGCTGCCAAACGCAAATCTCGAACCGTATCGCAAAGATTCGATTCAAACTACTACCATCAATATCTCTAAAGGAGAATAAAATGAGCAATAAATCAGAAACAATAATGATCGATGATGTTAAATATATCAGAGAAGATTCTGCACAAGCAAAACAAGCGCCAGAAGTTGATGGCATGAAATATTGTGTAATCCGCACCTATTCGGCAGGTGTTCACATTGGATATGTAAAGGAGTTCGGAGAGAAATATCCGCAACAAGCAACCCTACTTAGTTCGCGCAGGCTCTATCAGTGGAATAAAGCGTGCAGTCTATCTCAAGTTGCTATGGACGGGTTGGTGACGGTTCGCGTATTGCGATGGAGCTGCCAGAAATCACCCTGACCGATGTAGTTGAGGTGATTCCATGCTCAGAAAAGGCTGCTGAATTCTTTAGGGGAGCAAAGGTATGGAAGAAGTAACTATTCCTAGCATGCGCAACGCCAAGATTTATGGCTATGGCGATGGCTCTGGCTATGGCGATGGCTAATTAACACAACAATATAATTTAATTTTTTAATCAGGAGAATAATCACAATGTCATTTTTTACAACTTCCGAAGGTGAAAACCTAAACGCATCAAACGTCACCACCGACTATGAAGTCTCAACCGCTATGGAGCCAATCCCTGATGGGACGATCCTCAAAGCCGTACCAACTGAGGTGAAGTGGGCAGAATATGAAGGTGATCGTTATATCAATGTTCGCTGGGATGTGATCGACGGTGAATTTAAAAGCCGCGTAGTATTCCATAAGATCCGCGTTTGCTCGGTCAAGCCGACACAAAAGGACAAGGCGCTGCGTATGCTTGCCGCCATTGATGCAAATGCTGGCGGTAAACTGATGCAACTTGCTGGCGAACCTACCGATATGGATCTAGCATATATTTGCAATAATCCAATGGAGATTCGTGTTCGCATCTGGTCTATGGAGGATGAGAATGGCGGGCCTGATCGAACAGGCAATTGGGTAGAGGCCGTTAGCTCGCTTGGTAGCGCTGCGCCGTCACCAGCTCCTGTCAATGGCGCATCTTCGCCCGCTCCTGCCGGTGAAGGAGTACAGACACAACCAAGCTGGTAGCAATCTGCTACAACCATAACCAAGCCCCTTAATTGGGGCTTTTTGGGTGAGAAGATAAGGAGAAATGAGAATGAGCGATATTAAAGTAGTCGAAGGTCTTGAGCCGTGGCAGGTGTTGGAGCGTGCTAGCGAGGGTGAACCGGTAGCTAGTCTGACCATGATTGGTAAGTGGGTTGAGGTATTTGGATGGACTACAAAGTCATTGGCGGGCAGAATTGCAGACGGCAGGAAAATAGCAATCATCGACACCACTACGCCAAAGACTGATTTTAATGACCCTAAGTGGAATTGGGATTTCTTTAATCAGTATGGAGGTGTGCCTGTTGGCTGGCTATGCTCTGTCGGTTACGCTAAAACGGCGAAAATAACAGATGGCTGCAGTCTACGCGAAAGCCCATTCTACTACTGGCCCGGTGGTGAGCAGCCTGTACCTGATAATGTGGAGGTTGAGGTGATTATGAGAAATTACAATTCCGTCGCTGATACTGGAACGCAGCAAGCCCACATCTTTACATGGCAGCATGATTCAGAAGGCATGGACGACATCATCGCCTTCAAACTAACTGGGAGAGTGTTGTGAGTAGAAACTACCTCGGCGCTTCCGCCTGGTCATCGTGTGATCGGGTTATGTGGCTAAAATTCAGAAAGGCCATTCACTCAACAATTAGCCAACAGCTACAGCGCACTTTTGATCTTGGTCACGCCTGCGAGCCGATTATGATCAAGCATCTGCGCGACTCTGGTATTGAGGTTGGATTGTGTGAGGCTGAGATCACGGGCAAGTTTGGGCAAGTATTGGGTCACGTCGATGGGGTGATCAAGATTAGCGATGGCTCCATGATGCTACTGGAGATGAAAACCGCCAACGATAGCCGCTTTAAGGATATGATGAAGAATGGATTGCCTGATTATTATTACGCGCAAATCCAGATTTATATGCACCACAGCGATCAGATTGTTAAATCGGTTCCCAAACTCACGTCATGCCATTATATGATCTTAAATAAAAACACTTCCGAGCTGTACGAGTTCGCGGTTAATTATGATCCAGAATATGCGGCTCAAGAAACGAGCCGATTACACGACGTAATCGAATCAGAAGCAATGCCCGCTGGCAATAAATCATATAAGTGTAACTTTTGTGATGCTCGCTATTTCTGTTCACGCATGGATTCCGATCCGCTTGTCTTGCCTGAGATCGGTTGCGGCACTTGTGCCAATGTCTCAATCGTTAATGGGCGGATGGAATGTCCAAACGGGAATAAGGTTTGCGACGATCATATTATCCACCCTCAAATCATGGAGCAGCTTGGCTACGAATATGTCAGCGCCAATCCTGCGACAATGATGATCGAATATAAAGATTTTGTTATTGCTCCGAAAGGAATTAAGCATAATCATAAACCAACTTATACTTCAATCGAATGGATAAGCACATTCAAATCAAATTAATGATATAATGTAGCCTTGCTCACTAGGGGGGGGAATAGATATGGGAAAGCCAATAATCAATATGATAGGAAAAAAAATCAATAGATTGCTTGTTATTGATTTAGCCAAAAAATCTAAAAACTCAACACAGACCGGAAAATTCTGGTTATGTAAATGCGATTGCGGAAATGAAGTTGTAATTGATGGCAGGGCTATAAGAAGTGGCAAAACAAAATCATGCGGCTGCTATAAACGAGACAGCTCATCAGCCAGCATGAAAAAAATGAGATTAAAGCAATCCGGCACTATCGAGGATAGATTTTTATCGAGATTCAAAAAAGGTAAAAAAGATGATTGCTGGAATTGGCTGGCTCACTTAGACAAAGATGGCTACGGAATATTGCCAGCTAATGGGCCGGCAATAAGAGCGCACAGATATTCATTTGAACATTATAATAATACGATCCCTGTTGGAATGAACATTTGCCATAAATGCGATAATCCGTCATGCGTCAATCCACATCATTTATTTCTTGGGACAGGCAAAGATAATGTTCACGACATGCTCAATAAAAGGCGTGACGCGATAGTTGGATCAAAAAACAATAAAGCAAAATTATCTGAAATTGATATTCTAAAAATAAGAAAATCAAATAAATCAACGCAAAAATTGATGATTGAATATGGCGTAAGTAAATCAACAATAAATAGAGTAAAGGCTAAAAAAACATGGAGACATGTTGATGATTGAGCATTTAAGAGATTATCAGCTAGACGCGGTCAATGCCGCATGGGAATGGGTTAAAACGACAACAGATCCGGCGCTCCTTGAGTTGGCAACAGCCAGCGGCAAGAGCTTTATTCTTGCTGCGCTCGCTCATAAGATCCATAAAGCGAGCGGGAAAAAAGTTTTAGTTCTTGCGCCAAATCAGGAAATTGTTAAACAAAATTATTCAAAATACTTGCTAACCGGCGAGCGAGCCTCTATTTTTAGCGCATCAGCAGGGAGAAAAGAGACAATTAATCCTGTTGTGTTTGGCAGCCCGTTAACCGTTAAAAATAATTTACTTAGATTCGATCAGCGTTATGCCGCTGTTTTTATTGATGAGTGCCACATGATAGCTGATAGCATAAAAAGCATTGTCTCATCCATGAGAACGGCTAATCCAAATCTGCGCGTCATAGGTGTTACAGCGACTCCTTTCAAATTGCTACACGGCTACATATTCCGTCATCATTATGAGCTTGGGCGCATGGGTGAAGATGTGTCTAATGCTCCATATTTTCATTCGCTCATTTATACTATTGACGCTAGGAGGTTGATTGATGACGGGCATCTTATCGCGCCACACATGGAGCAAACTGACGAACATTATGACACATCAGGGTTAGTGCTAAACCCATCAGGGAATTGGAACGCCAAATCTGTTGACGAGGCATTTATTGGCAAAGGAAGAAAGACAGCAAGCATTGTTGCGGATGTTGTGGCGAGAAGTCGAGACAGAGAAGGTGTGATGGTTTTTGGCGCAACAGTAAAACACGCGCAAGAGATCATGGAATCATTAAACCCAAACCTATCGGCAATCGTCACAGGCAAGACGGACAAAAAAGAGCGCGAGCAAATAATCAATGCCACACGAAATGGCGAAATCAAGTATCTTGTTTCAGTCGGGGCGTTAACTACAGGTGTGGATATTCCTCGTATAGACACAATTGCTGTTTTAAGGGCAACTGAATCACCGGCGCTGCTCCAGCAAGTGTTGGGTAGGGGGCTGAGGTTGTCGCCAGAGACGGGAAAAACAGATTGTCTCGTACTTGATTACAGCGAGAACATAGAAAGGCATTTTCCGCATGGTGATATTTTTTCCCCTGTTATTAAAGCCAAAGTTTTATCCAAGTCCGATCCTATGCCGGTCGCCTGCCCTGAGTGCCATTATCAAAACGAATTCGGCCATCGAAAAAATGAGGATAATTACCAGATCGACCGCTTTGGCTATTTTATTGATCCGCTCGGTAATCGCGTAGAATCCGAGCATGGGCCAATGCCTGCCCATTATGGCCGACGCTGTAATGGAGAGAGCCTGCGCGAAGGGAAGCACCACAGGTGTGATTATAAATGGACATTTAAGGAGTGCGCGGAATGCGGGCATGAAAACGACATAGCCGCCCGCTACTGCTCTGCCTGCAAAGCTGAGATCGTTGATCCCAATGAAAAGCTGCGAGAGATCGCCGCCAAGATTGCGCGTGACCCGTATCGCACCCGCTCTGCCAATGTTACGGATTGGAGCGTCCAGCGCTGGCCTGGTCGGGATGGTAAGCCCGACACGCTCCGCATCCTGTACCAGATCGATGAAGCCCCACACCAATTGTCCCAATGGTTTGCGCCTGAATCATCAAGCGCCTGGAGCCAATCCAAGTGGCTACAATTTGCCATTGATCGGTATGGTGAGCGATTGCCTGATGTGCAATCTGCGATTGATAGTTTTTCCGACGCGAAAGCGCCAACAGAGATCGGTTTCCGTAAAAAGAAAGGATCTAAATTTTTTGATGTGATAGGAGTTAGATAGATGAGAATAAGTGATAAGAAATACCAAGTTATTTATGCAGATCCACCCTGGCATTATGGCAGTAAGTCGGCTGTAAATAATACGAAAGGAGGCGAGATCAAGCCATTGTCGGAGCATTACCAGACAATGAGACATAAAGATTTGATGGAGATGCCGGTGAGCGATATAGCCAAAGACGATTGTGCTTGCTTCATGTGGGTGACTGATTCGCACCTAGATGAAGGTATTGAGCTGCTAAAGGCGTGGGGTTTTGAGTATAGGACTGTTGCATTTAACTGGATCAAGACAACTAGCAAAGGAAATTTTTGCAAGAATGTGGCTCCTTGGACTATGAAATCCAGCGAGATATGCTTATTAGGCATAAAGGGAAAGATGCTTAAATACAAGGTCGCAAACAATATTGAATCGCTAATAATTGCAGAAAGAACAAAGCACAGTCAAAAACCGAAAGAGGCGAGAGATCGTATAGTTCAATTGTTTGGAGATATTCCACGCATTGAATTATTCGCAAGACAGCGAGCCGATGGATGGGACGCTTGGGGTAATGAAGTTGACTAAAAACACAACACCAAGCGAACATGCCGAACAGGTCGCCTTTGTCCAATGGTGGGAGATCAACCACCCGGACATAAGGATGTTTGCTATCCCGAATGGCGGCTTTAGACATAAAGCAACGGCGCAAAAATTAAAATTAGAGGGGGTGAAAAAAGGGGTTCCAGACTTATTTATACCAGCACTTCATTTATGGATCGAGATGAAGCGCCAGAAAGGCGGATCTCTCTCCGCTGATCAGAAGGATTGGCGCGACTATCTAATTAATGAGTGCGGCGATAACTGGATAGTGGCGAAAGGCGCTGCTGATGCCATCTTACAGGTGAATAAATTAATTAAATAAATAGCTTGCATTATTAAAGTTAAACTTTTATAGTGTCACCTCACTTGAATCAAAGAGGAATAAGCAAATGTATAACCCAACAACATTTATCGCCATGCAAGACGCATATCAAAGAGAGCTGCAAGCAGAGAGCAACAGCGGTTGCCTCGTATCACTGGCCACTGTTGCGGCGGTTGTTTCTGTTCTGGCATTGATTGGAGTAGTATCATGAGCATGAAAGAATACATAGTCGAAAGAAATGAAGCCGAGCGGGTCACTCAAGAAAAAGCCCGTAACGTCAACCGGCTCAGAGTGTGGAAATGGAAAAAAGAGCGGAATATGATGGAAGATTATGCGGTGGATTGCGGAATGAGGGACTTAAATAATGGACACTAAAATCAGAGACATGATGCGAGAGGGTAATTCAGTCGGTGAGATTGTTGATGCCGCCATTAAGCTGGAGCAATACAATATTCGCCAAGAGGCGCTAGATGAGGTTGTCGCCCTGATGATCAGGTGGATGGGTGATCACCAAGGGTATGTCGAACAGTGTCGCGGTGTCGGCATGGTTATTGATTTAATTGAGGGATTGAAAGATGAGTAAGAAAGAAACCATTGCCGTATGGTTCTCATGTGGAGCCGCAAGTGCGGTGGCTGCTAAAAAGACAATAGAGCAATATGGCAATACTTGCGAAGTCAGGGTTATCAATAACCCTATAGTAGAAGAGGATGAGGACAATCAAAGGTTCCTTAGAGATGTTGAGAAATGGCTTGGTGTGCCGATAGAAATTGCAATCAATAGCAAATATGATTCATGTTCGGCTGTCGATGTTTGGGAGAAGAGGCAATACATGTCTGGCGTGAGTGGTGCGCCATGTACGCTTGAGCTAAAGAAGGTGGCTCGCCAACAATACGAAATGGATCACGACATTGACTGGCACGTTTTAGGGTTTACATCTGAGGAAGAGAAAAGATTTTGCAACTTCCAATCGAAAGAGAGATCGAATACTCTGCCTGTATTAATTGAGCACGGGCTGTCAAAATCAGATTGCTATAGAATCTTACAAGATGCCGGAATAACGCCGCCGAGAATCTACGAGATGGGCTATCCTAACGCTAATTGCATCGGGTGCGTGAAAGCCACATCACCAACATATTGGAACCATGTAAGAAAAATGCACCCCGTTATATTTAACGACAGAGCCATTCAATCAAGAATGATTGGAGCAAGACTTGTTAGAGTGAAGGGCGAAAGAATATTTCTTGATGAGCTTTCGCCAGGGGCAAAGGGCAGGCCAATGAAGAATCTTGATTTTGAGTGTGGTATATTTTGTCATACAGGAGAAGAATGAAATGAGCAATAAAAAAGCATTTGAATTTACAGCAGAAGAAAAAAAGCAGATTCGTGAGGATGTACTGGATCATGGGTCATTTGAGCGGGCCGCGAAAGTATGGGATACCACTGTGCGAGTTATTGATATTATTGTTGGAGGTCAAAGACTATGAGCCGGGCCAAGCTCTACCCGTATGATGGACGGGAGATAACTCTCGTGGAGATAAGCCACCTTTGCTATCCTGTGCGCAACCTGAATACCATTAGAACTCAGCTTGGGCGAGGAATGACGGTTGATGAAATCATAAAAACGGATGTCATAAAGTCCGCGTTTTATGGGCGCAAGAAAGGCCAAGCAACTCAGCGGGAGAACAAAAAGAATGTGGGATAAGAGAAAGGCGGGAGTCTTGGCAACCTTGGCAAAGGGCCAGCAATCAGGCGCGAGCATCCTGGCTGACAACACAACGTTGTTGCCAAGCGCTGCCATAGCCCGCGAAACAATCGTTCAATTGCGCGATGATGGTGACATAGTTAAGATTGCGATCAGCAAATATAAGTTTGAATATCGGCTATCTGATAAATTCTCATATCCTGCGCCGGTTAGTATCCCCGATCACGTTCCGCAAATGAATGTGTTTGATATTGTTAGGAGCATGCCGTGAAGGAAGGATTTGAGCGAATGATAATATTAACCGTGGTGATGATTTTAATGGTTATCTTTTTTAATTGGGTGAATTTATGATCGGCATAGGTGTTGCCACATTTATCAGGGTATTCCTTCTGGCATTTCAGCAACAGAATGTCTTTCACCAATACAAGTGGTGGGCCGCGTTTACCAGTTACGGTATCGCTTTAGCTGATGTGGTCGTTGTTCTTGGCGTTGTCGATAGCGGGTTTGCTGCCGTACCATTTATAGGCACAGGCGGCGCTCTTGGTGTTGTTATGGCTATTATTATGCACAAGAGGATCAGAGGATGAGCAAGATTGACGATGGAACCGCAGTTCATTGCTCAATCCCATCGCACCCATCACAGATTGTCGGGTGCTGGGATTATTGGTCGGAGCTGATGCGCTGTAAGAACAAAGGGCAGATTATCCGCGTCATGGCTCGCGTCCTATCCTCTCATGGCAGGCATGGGAATATGATGCCTGATGAGGCTAGGAAGAAGATCGAGCAGTATCTTGAGGATTTTAACGAGAATTAACCATGTCTGGAGAGATAACGCACCGGCCAACCTCTCCGAATTCCTTGTCATAGGTTATCACTTTAGCGCCACGGCCTGAGATCCACCCACCTTTCGCAGCATAAGCATCAGGGGCAGCAATAGTTCTGTGCTGCTCTATTGTCATTAGGTTATTCTCTTCCAGCTTGTCATGATGCAAATGCCCAAGGTGCGCATAACTGTGCTTAGTTCTGCCGAATACCTCTCTAAATTGAGCGGCAAACACATCGGCCACAGAGTTCATTCTCTTTCTGTGTCCATGATGAAAGAATAGCGAGGTCTTGCCATGTTCATAGCAGTAATACGGCGAAGCGGTGCGATCAACCGTTATCCTTGGCTCATCTTCATAGAAGGCGAACAGCATCTCCCGAAGCCAAGCTGATGCGGCCAGATCATGATTACCTTCTGCCATGATGACATGAACTCGATCATGTTTTTCTAATAGCATCCTGATTATTTTACGAAGTGCGCGAATAACAACCCGAATAATTCTCTGAAATCTTGAGTCCGTGTCTAGCTGATGACCACTTGACGGGGTGATCGATTCTAGGCCATCGAAGTGAAGAAAATCTCCGAGCTGTGCGAATATCGCAGTCTCAGCGGCGGGCGCTGAATCTATGGCAACACCAAACCAATCAACCAGCATCTTTTCAGCTATGTCGGTATCCCAATCATCATTTGCAGTCTCTTCATGCCAAGATAGCGCCCCTACATGGTAATCAGTCAGCGTGTACTGATTGAGAAGCCTTGATACTGTAGTTTTAGGCGCTTTAACGGCCTTCTCTCGCGGGATCTCTTCTTTTAGTGCGTCAATGGTTGCCTGCAATGCCTCGGCTTGTTGTTCGGCATCTGGCTTATATTTCACCCATTGAGCGGGGCGCTCTGGCGTTTTCTCGTAATATGCTGATGTCCCCGTCCACCCCATATCAGAGCCGGTATCAATAAGCCCTCGATCTGGATTGTATCCGTGAGCATTTGCAGCATACCCTTTAACCCGCTTGAGCGACTTTTTAACAGTATGCCGGTTGATCCCTAAAGCCCTTGCCGCTTTAGCCTGATCCCCATATTTAATAATTGCATCAATAGTCTCGCGCTGTCGCTGTGTGCGGCAGTATTCAAGCAGCTTTTCCATATTTTTATTATTTCCAGCATTGTGAACGAATTGTTGATCTGTCTGCCAATAGCCTTGCGTCAAATTCATCACGCTTTAGAATGTATCTGGCTATATCGGTTGATCCTTTTATTGGCTTGGGGATTTCAAGCTCAGTCATTAGGTGCGCTTGAACCACGCAGCCTAAGTTTGTCAATTTCGCTCGCTCGTCGTCCTGCTTCTTCCAGGATAGATAATGCCCTTCTATCCATGTCACTACGACAATCGCCGCGATCACTTTTATCATCAACTCTAATGTTGAATTCTGATCGAGTAATGACCCGCTCAATATCCTGTCGAACCAACTCACGTTCTGTTGCTGCTCCGAATTCTCGTTTCCGCTCATCCTGTTCCTCCAGTTTGCAATGTTTGGCTATGGCCTCAAGCTGTGTATTCTCAGACTTTAGATTGCCGCTCCAATAGAATTGGATGCCGTTCATAATTAAAGAGCCAACCAAGATCCATTCCATTATTGATCCTTAAAATATGCTTGTTTAGTCTCGCGCCCCAACCATATAGCCAAGATGATGCCTGTGGCCGTCCCATACTCTGTAAGGCTGGCTTCAACACTTCCTGATAGCCATTGGTAGTTAAGTACAGCTAAAGACGCTAGAACGAGCTTTAAGGTGGTTGATTCAATAGTTGCCTTAATCATTAGCCTTTCCTTATTGCGTATCTGCCATAATTATAAATGTAATCATCCGCCGTTCCTTTTCCCTTTGGCGTGTTGTAGTATTTTTTCCAATATTCCGCCTGCCCTTGAATGTCTTTTGGGATAGCGCCTGGTTGCCGGTAATAGTGAATTCTGCACATGGCGACTGCGTATCGAAGGTTCCACATCAGCTCATCATCTATGCAATATCTGGCAATCCTTCGCAGCTTCGCCTCGATCTCTGGCCGATAGCTGATCCAGTTATCCCATAGGTCGTTATGTGTCGCGCTCTCCATCTGGCAAATGCCAAGCGCCGGGCCTCCGCCAACCTGTTTGATGAAGTGGCCCATACGGCTCTCTTGGGCAATTGTGCCAGCAACCAGATCTTCCGCCTCATGGGAATACATATCGAGCGCCTTAAGCGTCGGCCTAATGATTAACTCTCGAAGCTGTAGATTGTTCACTTGCCTATCACCTTACCAAAGCCCATGCCAATAGCCGATATTACGAGGCTACCCAGCACCACCAGACCAAGAAAAGCCTTAAAAAAGATTCCTTTAACGCCGCTGAATGTTTCGTGCATATCGCGCATAGCTAAATGATCTTTATAGTGATCTTCTGGCTCAATCCAAAACGCATGTTTTGAATTATGAACCTCTGCCACTACCGCTCTGGCGATTGCCTCTACTTCTTTTTTTTCTAACATGGAAATTCCATTATTTTTTGTTGTCTGTTCACTTGATCACTCCATCATCACCCTCATCGGCCTCGATAGATCTATGGCAATGATCTTTATCCACCCAATGAAGCGCCCTGCAAACATAATAACAGCCGAGGCAGTTTCCTGACGCAATACGCTTTCCCATCCGTGAGCTCATGGTTTCATCGGGATCTCCGCCAAGCAGAGTGTTGGCTAATTGATCTAATGAAATCAGGAGGTTCAAAAAATACTTCATGATGGCGCTGCTGGTAATTGCGCCAACACATCATCTGCCGTCGGCTCTGATATGTTGCCAGCCTCCCATTCAGCAAGCAGTGCGTAACATGAAGTCCACACAGCAGACCTCCACGCCCTCAGTGCTGCACCTTCTACCTGAAAAGTTGGGGCGGATGGTTCATCAGCATAGGTAACTGCCGTATGAATAGAGTCATATCCGCGCAGTTTTGCCTCTGCATCAAGGTGCGCTTGGACTATATCAGATATTGCTGTAATCTTTCTCTCACCCTCTTTTGCATCAAAGATCGCCCAGTCCGCTCTAACAGAGTCCTCATCTTCTATGGATAGTGTGACTCTTTCGCCATCGATATTTTTTGTAAGGGCCATTATTTCATTATCCCATATAGTTTAAAGTTGCCAGAATATATATTCCCAGAACTCATAATTAAGCGTATGGCATTAACAACTAATGACGCAGAGAATATTCCTGAACGGGTAGCAATCTTCTCGATCCCAGACGCATCCCATTGATGAGCAATTGAGCGTAATTTAACATCTTTAGAGGCGTTGCTTGGGTCTATAAGTCGCAGCTCGCCAGACACGCCACCAATTGAGGATGTTGAATGAATATTGTCTGCGATCAGAATGTAGGTGTAATATGTGCCGCCAGTACGATAATCAGTAGCACCTGACTTAAAGGTTGAGCCGTTGTCATTAGAAAATCTAGCGCGTAAGGAAGCTCCGCCTGTTGCTGCCACTAATCCTGAGACTAAAAAGATGTATTCATCGTAGGTACTATCAATTACAGATGTGAAATCTATAGATGAGTCGTTAGATGCGTCTGTCTCTTGGAGTAATACCCATGTTTTTGTTCCAGCCTCAAGCGCCGCTCTTGCCACCGACGGTGCGCCACTTGCCCCCTCGGTAATTGCTATAGGATTATCACGGAGCAGCGTCATCAATCCAGTTGTGATTGGTGAATCAGGATCAATATCCCCATTCGGGATTGATGTGTAGCTAGTTGCCATGACGATTTCCTTTACTTAAATTATCCTCTGCTCTCATTAATTGAAGATTGCCCTCAACATGGAGCCCGCAAACATTTTTGCCCTGTAGTGGAACTATGTGATCAACATGATAGCCTTTCCCAAAAGTTGCCATAGTCAAGAATGACGCCATAACATACTTGGACTTGATGGCCTTGTCATCAGCCCATGATGGGGTTGCATGCAACAGCATTGCCCTGCGCTTTGCTGCCGAAGCGGCCTCGATAGGAGCACTTGATGGCTTCGCCCTCCACCTTCCTTTAGCTGTCTTTACTTTACCGGCATTTGCTGCACGCCACTCCCCAGCTACTGCATTGGCTCTTATTCTGTTTGCCGCTCTCCATGCCTTGCTATTTTCAGCGTGCCTTTCTTTATTTTCCTCTCTCCACCTCTTGCATAAGGCGTTATGCTTTTTTTTGTTAGCCTTGTAATATGCCGCGCTCTCAATTTTAAGCTTGGCCCGCCCTTCTTTTGTATTGGTTCTCAACTTTCCAATCGCGGCAAAACATTTCTTACAATCAGGTCTGCGCCCCAAAACGCCAGCCTTGCTTTTAGAAAACAGCGCAAGGGCTTTTTCCTCTCCGCACTTTGAGCATATCTTGGCAGCCATCATCAGCCCTCTATTACATCAAGGTTGTGCGTACGCCTTTCGATTACATGAGCGCAACGAATCACATATTTTTTGTGCCAAGGCTCATCTGGCTCAGTACACATTATTGCTATACCCTTAAAATCTTCACAACTTGGACAATTAGGTTTTGCTCTTGTTGGTTGAAAGTTATTTTTAGGGCAGCTAATAATAACAGCCTCATCAATTTCAACGCCTTCAATTTCTGGTAACATTTTTTATCCTTATGCTATTAGATAGCCGTCATCGCCATTTGTCATTAAGCCTGCGGCATCAGCGATGAAGCCATAAGCCTGTTTATTTGCATCGGACTCTAAAAGATAGTCAGATAGTGTATTCGGCCCAATGAAGCCGTATTTTTTGATCTCAAAAACAGTAGTGATTGCTTCATAATCATATTTATGCCCAGCCTGTCGTTCTGTCACCTTTGTAATCTGGGCCTTTTGCGATTGATTCGCGCCATCGACACCCTGAAACATTCTTGATTCAAGAATGGCAACATCGCCCGTCCAAATATCAGTGTCACGCGCATCCATCGAGAATTTAACTTTTCTTGGTGTCTCATTATACTTATTTAGTAGTCGTCCCGCCAATGTAGCCACCAAAGCCGCAGAGGTAAGCCAATCGGCATAGATTACTTTCACTCGCTTCGAGCCATATGCGTTCTCGTTTTCTGATTCAGTATCTACTTGGATATATAGGTTTCTGTAATTGATCGCCTCATCATCGCCCGTATAGTCGATCTTGCCATAATGAACCCATAGCTGCGAGATTCTCGACTCATCATCATCTTTAACGGATATAGATCCCTCGATTATATTTAGATCGTCAGTAAGTGTAGGCGGCGCGACATTTTTCAGGGTAGGTGCGATCGCTTTCATCTTCACCTCCTGATCGATCTCATTCCACCAGATATAACAAAGGTTCTGCTCAGTAAGCCTCTTGAGCAGCGCATTAATTCCGGTTGGCTCACTTATGATGCCGGTCAGATCATTTCCTGACAACCAATCTGCTTTCTCATCATCCCACTCATCGTCCGTTCCGGTCGGCGTAACCTTTCCAGCATCATAGGGAATGTACGCTTCTGGCAAACCAGCGCCCGTTTTTAGAAGATAGTCGAAAATATCAACAATATTTACTGCATCAAAATGGACGCAAAGCTGCGCCGCATCATCTGCGTCGTGATCCTCGCCTGTTGTTCCGAATAATCCACGAACTATAGGGGTAAGCGTGTCTGTGCTAACTCCGGTGTATTTGATTATCTCGTCACCGATTCTAACGTAAGCGGGATATGTGGGACTTACTGTTTGCCCGGTATAAGGATCTGTATCGTAATCTACCCCTTCGCCTGTCTGTAGGGCTAAAGACGTTGCAGCAGCAGCGAGAGAGCCGGACAATGTGCCTTCGCTTGGCGCAGGCAATTGCGCCCGCTTATCATCTGCCAGCTTGAGAATATCTTTTCCAGTTATCTTGATGTTGCCTTTTGGATCTGGCCCATCGAAGCTGTCGATTATATAACTGCGTGACTCGAAATCATCCCATGAGAATGGATCATTGATAAACCCCGTTCTGATCCGCATATTGCGACCAGCATAGTGAGGGTTGCGTGATTTCAGCTTGCCAAAGAATGATCCTTGATCCTCTGGCGTATAGGTTCGCGTCGAGGCATATGGGTCAACTCCGCGATCATGATGCGGAAAATCGATCATCTTTATCGTTGCAGATCCTCTTGCGCCCAAACCCTTCTCTGGAAATATTGTTGTAGCAGCAATTGTCGGAGCGCCATTGATACACGGAAAGCCCAGCTCTTTTGGCAGATCTGATCTGCGCTCAAAGAATCGGTATGTTTTTGTGGTCTTGTCAAAATTAGGAATATCTTGGCATGTGTGATAAGTGTTATAGCACTCATCGCCCGCCGACCCTGATGCCGTACAAGGCGATGATCCATATATATTTGCACAAGTATCCAGATCGCACTCAAGCACGATGAGCGGCTTACGTCCAACCTCTTTCTTGGCTGTAGCGTATGCCATTAGACGCCCCTGACTTTGATCGTGAAGTCGATCAAGGTTTCTGATGAATACTTCGGTTTCGGCATCTGGTTTTTAAGCCAAACAAATGAAGCGTCGAGCGGGCTGCTCTCATAATCCCATGAGAAAATAAACGGCTTTGTCTGTATCGCGTCCGCGAGATCATCCCAATTTGAAGCGATCCACGCTGGCGTGACTTGCTTTTGCATAATATCAAACTCGATCCCCTCGCTAACAAGCGAGCGCCCGATGAATGAGCCGCCGTCTGTCACGTTGTTTAGGGTTTTATTGCTCCTAGCTTGGCGAGGAAGAGAAAGCCCGACAGGGATGCCCCTCTGTAGCGCAAGCGCGATACCTAGCTGCAAATGACCGATCAATGATGCTGCGCCAGTTGATACGATCTCAAATCTCCAATAACGCGCACTTCTGCTTGTCACTTTGCGGAAAAATGGATCGCCTGTTGCCGGAGTTTGTACGGTATCAAAGTCATTCGTGTCTGCCGAGAAATTGTCGCTAGAATACTGCGGTTTAATTGTGCCGGAATTATCAGGCAAATCGTGACCAGCTATCCCCCACGAATCACACGAAACTGCGGAGCCATAATCAATGGTGAAATAGACGGTTCCTGCTGCGCTCGCTTTCCACCAATCGGATAAGATTAGATCGTAGCCGTTTTCTTTCGGGTAGCCGCTTGCCTCGCTTGTTGCCGTAACGGTTCCGTCAGGGATTATGTTGTCGTGTCCGATATATGCAGTCATGCTGTTACTAGCTCCACTCCGTCGCCAACCTCTTCATTAATTTGCCCGATCAATTCTCTCACATCTTCCTTCGAATAACCCGCACCATTTAGCGTTATGCTCACTTCTTGGCGTGATGCTGCGCCCTCTCCAGTTGGAGCTTCTGCCGCGCCAGACGGTGCTGCGCTTGGAATGGTTGCCGCAGTTCCAGCCGATACAGATCCACCTCCACCGAATGATGTATTTTTTAGTGCTGAGATTTGTCCCGCTACTGCCGCCGCTGCCGTTGCTGCATAAGCCACAGCGATAGCAGGAGCCCACGGGCCGCCTGTACTCATTCCTGCTGCATAGGCTGACGTAACAGATTCTTTGCCTTTTATCAGCGCTTGAGCTGTTGCCGCCATCTTTCCGATCTCAAATGCTTTCTTGCTACCAGAGTGCATCAGCCCGATAGTGTTAGCCCACATCGCGCCCTCAATCTTGTTGCGCTTCTTTGAGTCTTTGTCCTTTAACTTCTGCGATCTTAGCGCGGCCTCAGATTCTATTTGGTGCATTATTCCAAAGTGGAGACTAGCCCCAAGCTGCTTTGCTGCGTCAATTTCTACTTGAGCTGCGGCAATTTCCTCGGCCTCTCTCGCCAATCTCTCGATCTTGGTTTCGCCGCCCTCACCGTCCTCGCCTCTCATTTCTTTAAATTTGGCGACTCCAGCGTTAAAACGTTCTTGAGCGCTGGCAAGCTCATTTTTTGCCGCAGCCGCCTCTTTATCAAGAGTTACCTGGAATGTGAGCCACCCCGCGCCCTCTTCTTGCGCGATCTTTGCCTTGTCATAGGCAGCGGTTAGATCTTCGATCTCTATCTTTAGGATGGTATTTGCTTTCGCAACATCCAATAAAGCCTGTTCTGATTCGGTAGTGGATGGTATCCAGCTATTAAACGTATTAATTACATCCGCAATAGCTTTGCTGGTCTTTCCGCTTGCCTCGAATAGATCACCGAATTTGTTACCGAGCGCCGATAATGCGCCGCCCATTGTGTCCCTGGCCGCTCTTGCTGATCCACCGAATTGAGTATCTAGTTCCGCTAGGATGATCTTCTGAGCCTCAACCATCCGGTTCGATTCGACCAACTCTTTTACCATCGCCTTTTGGCTTTTGGAGAATTGGATACCAGATCGGCTTAGTGCGCTAAGATTTGCGATTGGATCGTTTAGCGCTTTACCTAATTGAATTGCGGCTGATTTAAGATCAGTTCCCATCCTGGTTGCGAGATTTGCGACCGCCTCGGTTGTTTGTGGAAGTGTCTCCTTTCCGATCTTGGTAAAGGTCAGGAGTATTGCCTGCATCTCCATGATGGCTTCGTCACCAAATGTGGTTACTTGCTGTAGCCCTGCGGCCATTTCGCGCAATTCTACAGCGGTCATGCCAGCAGCGCCGCCGGTAGACTTAACCGCGACCTCAAGCTGTCTCATAGCCTGCTCTTGGCGCACAGTGTTTTCGATAAACATGTTGGCTGCGCCGGTAATCGCTTTGTAGGCAAGCACCGCGCCCCCGATCTTTGCCGCCATCATAGCGTAGGACTTTGACCCGTCCTTTGCCGCTTTTGATGCTTTGCCGGTTGCTTTCTCTGCTTTCCCAGATCCTTTTGTGAGGCCGTCAAGATTCTTGGATGCCTTAACGACACCCTTTGAGTCAACCTTAATTACTAAACTGGCAATATCGTCAGCCACAATAGAACCTCACAAATTCAGAATCTAAATCACGCAACAGCTTATATTCTACACTATCCAGCGCAATGCTACTTAATTCACAATGAGCCTTTACCTCGCTTGGCTTAATTGACCTTGGTTTGCCATCCGTCCAATCTCTTGATGAAGAGATGCTAACAAACAGATCCCAAAGGAAATGCGCCCATTCTGGTAGCTTAACCTCACCCTCAAGCTGTTGAGGCTTTGCCCCTCCAGCTCTTGCCCTCTCCAAATGAACCCTTAGAGTTGCGCCGTCAGTCTGTAGTTTTGAAAGCTCGAACGAGCCAAGAGCAAAGGCTACTAACTCGGCTCTGGCCCTTTGATAAAATTGGAGTCATTCCCCACGAACAATGATGCCTGGGCGCGAATCATCACGATCTCTCGATAGATTT